TAACTCTCAAAATCACCTTTATCAATGATTGACTGAGTTTTAACCATAACTTTTTGAAGTTCCTGTTGTTTACAGAATTTTAAGGCTTTTTCTTGAACAAATATAGAACCCTCATCAGCTACATTCTTAACCTGTTCTAACGTATCTAAAATGTTCTTTTGAGCCATAGGTGAGCTGATTTCTGATTTTGTTAATTGTTCAAGGGTATTAAATGTCGGAGTGTGCTCATATTTTGTATAATATTCTCTAATCATTTGACAAATAATTCTAAAATATTGGTTATCAAAATAGTGAGGATCAATAACTTCAATTATGGAATTAGCAAAATCTTTGTATGTTACTATATTATTTAAAAGTTGTATTTGAAAGGTATTTCCTAAGTATCCGAAGTTCTTTTTGTCTGACATATTTTATAGATTTTTGTTCTGTGTTTTAATAAATACTATTAATCTAATGAATAGTTCATCATCTCAAATGATAAATTTTTCTCTGAAAAAATGTCAGTTAGTTCTCTTAAAATGTTTTTTATGGATGGGCGTATGTCCAGAGTGTATCTTACCTTTGGTGGGTATACTTTCGCATCAAAGATTCTATGACAAATTGTCTCATTTCCAAGTTTTAAAATAATGTTAAATGTTTCAGGACCATCAGTGTTTGACGTTTCAAGGATTGACGCATCCTCTTCAATTTGAAATCTATTTTCTAACATGTATACTACTGTCTTATTTCTTAACTTCGTTTGTAACTCCATATCCAAATCCTTAATGTATTCAGTTAACTCCGCACTATTTTTAGCTTTAGGGTTAAATCCTTTTACGTTAAAGAATCTTTGGACTACAAAATTATTGTTAAGTGTCATTAAGAATTCAACTTTAGTAATGTCATTTTGTTCTTTCATAATTTTACTTTTTTGTTTTAAATTTTGTTTTTTCTTTTCTTGTTAGTTTTAAGAATGGTTTTAAAAAATAAACCCATGCTTCATCGTTTTTTGGAAGGTATTTAAAGATGCCGTCCTCCATCATCATTCTAATTAGATTCTTATACCCTCTTCCGTCAGGATCCAATGACTCAGAGTAATATGATTCAACTAATTCTTTTCCTTCGTCAGATATTAATGGGTTTGATAAATCAACAATCTTTTTGTTTATTTCAAAAAACTCATCTCCAAAAATACCTTCTTTAGTTTTCCCCGTTAAAAGATTCTTTAAAACGGTATTGTCTTTTTGTTCTTTTAGAAGTTCTTCACTCTTTGTTAAAATATCGGTAAAAGAAACTTCTTTTTCAAGTATCTCAGGAAATAATTTAACGAAAGTTTTCTCACCAAAATAATAGATACCATCAATGTTATCTGACTTATCGCCAGAAAGTATCTTAAATGTTTTTACATTATAGTGAGGTATCTCAATATCGTGTAATTTGATATTATCTCCCTTCTTATAATACTTCTTGGTATTAGGTGAATAGATTGTCACATCATCAGAGATAAGTTGTGTAAGGTCTCTATCTCCACTAAAAATGGTTTTATCTTCTCCTTTAGATATTTGACAATAGTAGGCGATTAAATCGTCTGCTTCTGAGTTTGGAAACTCAAGTTGTCTTACAAACATTTCCTCAAGGTATTCCTTAACTCTATGTTTTTGTTTGTTAAATGATTCCTCCTTCATTTCATTTTCAGGAGCCTTTCGGTTAAGTTTGTATTTTGGGTAGATTAACCTTCTTTGTGAAGAACTTGTTTCTCCATCCCAAAATACAATTACCTTACTGAAGTTTTCTTCGTCTATAAACCTACGTAATGTATTTATAAAGTGCCAAAGACCCCCAATGTGTTCTCCCTTGTTAAAGTAATCTTTAACTCCGTGAAATCCAATTTTTAATAGGTTGTTTCCGTCAACCAATAACGTCTTTGTCATTTCTGTATTATTACAGGGTTCTTACTATGATTCTTCTTTTTCTGTTTTCAAATCAAAATCACCATCAACTCCGATAATTTCTTTCCAATACTCAGCGTATTCTTTTTTGTATTGTTCAATTGACGCCTTCTCTTCCGTTGCCTCTTTTCCAGGTAAAAATCCATGTGGTGTTATAATTATTTTCCCATCTTCAAACCCAAGTCCGTTGATGTGGTTTTTCATAACAGATACCTTTGTTCTCGATGCAAATTTAATTGTTCGTTTGTCTTTGGTTGCTGTGATTTTAGTTGTTCCAGCTCCTTTTTGATTTCCAAATAAGAATACCAATGATGAGTTTAACCAAATTGCTTCACCACCTTTTGCTTTAATTTTTGGTTGTCCAAAAGGATTGTCAGGTAATTCAACCCAAGGCTGATTAACAATGATTAGGGTGTTTTCGTATTTAGAATCTGATTTACGTGATCCTGAGATACGTTGGTTAATCCCCATACCGATTTTATCTGCTAAAGTAGATGCGTTATGTTGTTTACCACCCTTACCTTCAAAAGTCATTTTACAAGGAACAGAACCAACTGAATCCCACATAAAACATAAACTATAATCTAATTCACCCTTTTCTTGTGCATCTAATAAAGAATTAATATAATCGGTAATTTGTTCTATATAACTAAAGTTATTATTGAATATGTAAAATCCGTCCCAATCTAATTCTCCTGTCTCTTCATCAACAACTTCTTCACATTCAAAACCCATAAGTTTTGCATGTTCAAAACTCCATTTTTGTTCTGTAATAATAAACACAGGAAGAATACCTTTCCTTTGTGCGTCTACTGCGGTTTTAACTAAGGCAGTTGTCTTACCAGTATCAGAATGTCCCAAGAACATATTAATATGCCCCATCGCCGGACCTGGTAATCCAACTGCGTCTAAAAATGGTTCTCCAAGATCAAAAAATCTTTGTGGTTTATATTTTGCAGACGTAGAAAATTTCTTTTTTAATGAACCGAAGTCGGTTTTTTTAATTGCCATATATTTGTTTGTTTTTTTAAAAGTTAAAAAAAGGTAGTGACTTTGTAAATCACTACCTAACTTTATAGGTTTGTATTAGAATGGTAGATCCTCATCTGCAACATCGTTTACTTGTGGATCAACGATTGGTGTTTCTACTTTTGTTTCAGCTCCACCACCAAGAGAAATCTCAGATTCATCACCGTAAACATATTTTTTAAGTTCAGAACTCCACATTGGTGTTTCTCCAACTGCAACTGCCTCTAAATATTCTACAGGTTTTTTAGCGTAAACGTCTTTCCAAGTAAGTTCGTCTGTCATCCAACCTTCCATAATTTCACCGTCAGTGTGGATAGGTGCTGGATCATCATACATAATCGTTTGAACTACTGTATACTCTTTTCCTTGTGGTGTTTTTGCTTTGATTAGTTCAATAATCAAATCACGTCCTTTTTCAGAATCAGTTAAGTCACCTTTCGCTTTCCAAATAGGTAGGATTTTATCCAAGACACCTTCTTGTTTGTAATTGTGTTTGAATCTCCAAAACTTAACTCCGTCTTGTTCGTTATCACGATCAACTACTTTTACAATGTAAAATAAACGTGAACGGTACTGACCCGCCAAGTCTTTATCTTCTTTTTTCCCTGTAGCCATAAGTTCATTATAAACTTCTGTTAGTGGGGAACGCTCGTTGTCATTTTTTTCAGGATCGTACAACTTTACCCATTGTCCATTAATTTGCATTTCGTGGTACCAAACTTCTACAAATGGTGATGAACCATCTTTTGTTGGTAGGATACGAACTCTACGTTGTCCGGATTTTTCATTCTTTTGAAGGATTGCTGAAAAGTATCTTTTCAATCTGTCTTCTTGTGAAATGTTTTGTTTTTGTGAACTCGGTGTTGAGTTCTTTTCGTACTGTGCTAGTACTGCATCAATTGAATTTGCCATAGATTTTTGTTTTTAATTTATACTCTTTTATCTATAACAATTATAAGTGATTTTTCTAAAATGTCAAATAAAAAAGGGCTCAAATACTTGAACCCTTTCCACTTCCTAAATCTTTATTTTGGAATTATTTTTATTCTTCTTCTTGGTAATTATTAAACGTTTTTTTAATCTCGTTTGGTGATATATTTTCAACGTCGTCAGATGTTAATATATATTCATTTTTACCTGTCTCTTCCATCTCATCTTTTTTATCATCAAAGAAATCTGTTAATTTTTGGTTATAAGGATAAGAATCTAAAGATCTTAACATTAACTTTTCTTCAGGGGTTTTTTGTCTGTACTTGTCAAATTTAGTTTCTAATGAATTTATTTTATCCATAATATCATCCATATGGGATAGTTTTGACTCTAAATCATCTAACTTACTAAAAATACCATCCATAAATTCGTCTTGTTTGGTTTTAATATCTTGTTGTGCCGTAACCAAATCTGTAATATCAATTTCTTCTGAGGTATCACCATCACCTTTATCGTCACCAACTTCTTCAACATCAGGATCGTTTTCAACGTCTATTGGTTCAGGAATTGCCCCATCTGCCGGTGGAGCAGGAGCTGCAGGTGGTGCAGGTGCCGCTGGATCTACTGGCGGTGGTGGAGCATCTTGTTCATTTAAATATGAATTAATATTATTAAATCTTCTTAGTTCCTCCAATATTTTATTATCTATTCCCATTTTTTAATTTTTATCCGTTTAATAATGTTTTAACTCCTGTAGGTGTTTCAACTTTTAATGTTCTATTTGTTCTCATAGTGTTATCTACTCTTTCTATTAAACCATCTTTCATTCTAATAGTATAACAATCACCAGTATCTAAATCACAAACTTCTTTATAACCGTTCTCAACTTGTTTTTCGGTTACTCTCGTATCTTTTCTAAGATAATCGTCTAATAAATTTTTAACATTCATAATCTTATTTTTTATATATAAATATATTCTAGTTTGGATTTAGAACAAAATTTTCATACAGCGTTGTAAAAATGGTAACATAATTATTATATACACTAATTACCTTTGTATTTGTGTTATTAATTACTTCGTTTTTAATTTGTTCCGCAGTTAAGGGTGGTGGTCCAAAAGCCACCGGAGTATTCCAAGTTGTATAACATATTTGAGCTAAAGCCTTACCATACTGTTTATATTCATTAGTATCAATATTTAATGTTTTTAATGATTCTATTAATGGTATCATTGATTGGTAAAAGGACACCATAAATTTAGTAGATGTTGTTGTATCTAAAAAACTCGCTAAAGCCACCGAGACACCCATAATGTCAACACATGTCTGCTCTTTTAAATATGTATCTAAACTACCATTATGTTTTGTTTCTGTTGATATCTCGTATAAATTATTATTTATTGAATTCAATAACGCCAAATCAGTCTCATAACTATTAACGGGTCTTGTAAGAGCAATACCTAAAAGTAATGCTCTTAA